CAGCAGATGGCACAGATGACTCAGCCTAACCCAGAGCAGCAGCAGATGCAACAGATGGCAATGCAGATGCAACTTCAGAAAGCGCAACTGGAAATGGCTGATCTTGAGGCAGATGTGACGCTAAAACAGGCCAGAGCACAGAAAGAAGTCACTGAGACACAACTGATGCCTGCCGAATTACAGGCCAGCATCGCCGCTTCGGCATCGAAGTATCTCGGAACCGGCCCCAACGCCACCGATGACTTTGAGAGGCGTGTCAAAGTAGCCAATCTGGCTCTAAAAGAGAAGGATATTGATACTCGGAAAGAGATTGCTAACTTGCAAGTGGTTGCATCACGGCAAAGTTAAGAAAACACTTGACAAATTACTCTTTTTATAGTATAATATAGATAATGTCGCCAGAATTACAACAATATTATGAAGACAGACTATCTATGATGTCCACCAAGGCGTGGAAACAACTCATAGAAGACCTGTTAGATATGCGTACACAGTACGAAAACATAAGAAACTGCGACAAAGACACAGTAGAGTTCCGTAAAGGACAAGTAGACATCCTAGACTACATGGTTGGATTGAAGGATCTGTCTGAAAAAGCCTATGAGGAACTAAATGAAACGAATATTTGACTTTCAGTGTGCCAAAGGCCACATAACTGAAAAATACATAGATGACTCTGTAACCGTCATACAGTGCCCACACTGTGGAAATGACGCTACCAGACTTATCTCAACTCCTATGATTAGTCTTGATGGTTGTTCTGGGGATTTTCCTGGGGCATCGATGGCGTGGGAACGAAAGCGCCAAGAACGGATTAAGTGGGAGCGCAAGACTGGTCGCTCTGACCAGTGGAAGTAAGCGGATAAGAGAACCCCGCACAATTTAGTAAGTGTTCTTTCTTAATGCTGTTAAGCACGGGAGACATAGATGGCTGCTTTTATTGAGGAAGGCGTAGAAGAGGCGCAAACTAGTGAAGTTGTAGTAGATCCTGCTGAATTGACATCTGAGGTTCAAGCCCAGAGTCAAGAGCAAATGGAAGAGGAACTCCCTGAGAAATATCGGGGCAAGAGTGCCAAAGAAATTGCCAAGATGCACATGGAGGCTGAGAGGTTAATAGGCCGACAGGGCAGCGAGGTTGGAGAACTACGCAAACTAGTTGATGACTACATTCACACCCAAGCCACAACAAAACAGCAACTGAGAACTGAGTCTACTGAAGAAATAGACTTCTTTGCTGATCCAAAGAAGGCGGTAGAAAACGCTATTGAGAATCATCCCAAGATTAGAGAAGCGGAAGCACTCACTCTTGAGATGCAACGAGCCAAGGCTCTGAATGCTCTACAAGCAACACATCCAGATTATCAGCAAGTTGTTACTGATCCTGGGTTCCAACAATGGGTGATGTCGTCCAAGGTTAGGCAAGAGTTGTTTTTGAGGGCAGACCAACGCTACGACTATGATGCAGCAACTGAACTTCTTAGTTCCTACAAAGAACGCAGAGGCACAGCAGAGCAGACAGTAGCGGCAGAGAAAGAGGCTCGGAGCAGGACAATCAAGGCTGCGACTACCACCGTTGCTTCTGGCAGTGATGAGGCACCTTCTAAGAAGATCTATCGGCGCTCAGACATTATGAAACTCATGTCAACAGATCCTGATCGATATGATGCGATGCAAGATGAAATTATGGCAGCGTATCGTGAGAAAAGGGTTAGGTAACTAACAACATTAATAAAGGATATTTAAAATGGCTAATACGGCATTCGCACCGAATAATTCGGTAACCAAGTCGGCAGTTGATACCGCAGGTTTCGTACCTGAAGTATGGTCTGACGAAATTATCGCTGCTTACAAGAAGAACCTTGTAGCAGCAAACCTCATCAAGAAGATGAACTTCAAAGGCAAGAAAGGCGACAAAGTCTACTTCCCTGCCCCCACCCGTGGTTCTGCTTCTGCTAAAACCGCTACCGATGCAGTCACTCTGATTGCTGCTGGTGGTACGGCTCTGTCGGTTTCTATCGACAAGCACTTTGAGTACAGCCGCTTGATCGAAGATCTGGCTGAAGTTCAGGCTATGTCTTCACTGCGCCGTTTCTACACGGATGACGCTGGTTACGCTCTGGCTACCCAGACCGACACCGATGTTATTAAACTGGGTCGTCTGTCGCAAGGCGGCACCTGGAACGGAACCGATGCTACGTTTGCTTACGCTAACGGCTTCATCGGTGGTGATGGCGCTACTGCATTTGATGCAACTGCTAACACCAACACTGGTAACGAGACTGCACTGACGGACGAAGGTATTCGCCGTGCAATCCAGCGTCTGGATGACAGCGATGTTCCGATGGATGGTCGTTTCCTGATCGTTCCTCCGGTTGCTCGTAACACGCTGATGGGCATCGCTCGGTTTACTGAGCAGGCTTTCGTTGGCGATGGTTCCACCATCCGCAACGGTCAGATCGGTGACATCTACGGCGTTAAGGTCTATGTTTCGACCAACGCTGACACCGCCACGACTGCTGGCACTGGTGACGTTAACCCCCGTGTCTGCTTGATGGCCCACCCTGAGTTTGGTGTGCTCGTTGAGCAACTCGGCATCCGTGTTCAGACCCAGTACAAGCAAGAGTACCTCGCTACGCTGCTCACCGCCGACACGCTGTATGGCGTTGGCGAACTGCGTGACACCTCTGCTGTTGCTCTGATTATCCCTGGTTAATTGTGATACGGCCCCACTTCGGTGGGGTCTTCTTAACTAAATAGGAGATAATTATGGCTGCAACTAGTGTATCTGTAAAAGAAGGTCGTGAACAGTTTGGTGGTGTGTTTTCTAAAGTATGGGCCGCTAAAGGCACCATTAACTTTGCTGAAGTTGCCGATGGTGACGAGGCTGTAGACACCATTGCTGTTCCTGGCGTTGCTCTTGGTGACGTAATAATGGGTGTATCTGCATCTATCGATGTAGAAGACCTTGGCCTAACCGCCGCTGTTACCGCTGCTAATGAAGTAACTGTTCAGGTTTGGAACAATACTGGTGGAGCAATTAACCTTGCCTCTGCTGTGTATAAAGTTATCGTAGGCCGCACGATCTTTGAATAAAACCTAACGGTTTTGCCCCCACAAGGGGCTTTTCTTTAGCGTCTTCAACGAGGATGTTAAAGAAAACATAGGAGTTACTATGGTTCCTCAGACTTACCCATCAGTATATAACACCGCCAATGGCTCTACGTCTATGGTGGTTAGTACTATTACTGATCTTACTGGTTTAACTCGGTGGGTTGATTATATCCCTATCCAAATAGCATCAGAGTCTGCTGTAGAGAACAGCATGAATAATAATGGTGCTATCGCTGCTTACGAGATTCCTAGCACCAGCGGTAAACAAGCAGGCAAGGACTATATCCGTGTCTATGTAGATGCTGCCGCAACGAAGAAGTGGACGATTTCCTCTGATGGTTATCTTCCACTTTTTTTTTATCCTGACATACTTTATAATAATTTAGAGATGGAAGGCGGGGATAACTTCATTCTTGAATCTGGTGACTTATTCTTACTAGAGGGCTGAAATGGCTGACAAAAAACTAACCGATCTTACTGCACTGACAGGCTCTAATCTGGCCTCTGGCGACTTATTCTACGTTGTAGACATTAGCGAATCTGTTGCGGCTGACAAAAGCAAAAAGATTACCTACGCTGAACTACAAAACGTATTCTTAACTTCTTCCTCTACCATCAGTGGTGGAACTTACTCTTAATCGGAGATATAAATGGCAACGATTCTGACCAAGAAAAAAGACACCACTGGCGCTCCTGGTGCAGGTGACTTAACTAACGCTGCTGGTGGTGCTGAACTAGCAGTCAATACCGCAGATAAGCGGCTCTATACCAAAGACAGCGGCGGCAACGTAGTTGAGATTGGCACTAATCCTACGATTCTTAACGTAGATAATCTGCGTCTTGATTCTAGCACACTGTCGTCTACGGATACTAACGGTAACATCAATATCACGCCTAATGGCACTGGCTCTACCGTAGTTACTAAACTGTCTGCTAGTGCTGCTGCGCTGACTGACCCTGTTATCACTGGTGCTATCCTTGAAGACGTTTACACCATCACAGATGGCGCTGCATTTGAGATTGATCCTGGCAACGGCTCTATCCAACTGATCACACTCGGTGCAAGCCGTACTCCCAAGGCAACGAACTTTGCTGCTGGCGAGTCTGTAACGCTGATGGTGGACGATGGTTCTGCTTATACGCTGACTTGGACAGATTCGACCTTTGGTGGCTCTGGTGTGGTGTGGAAGACTAACGGTGGCGTTGCGCCTACTCTAAACACCTCTGGATATACTGTAATCACCCTGTGGAAAGTATCTACACAGGTTTATGGCGCTCGTGTAGGAGACGCATAATGCTCGCAAGAAAAGCATTAGCCGGTACTGCTGGCGCACCTAAGTTATACGTGGAAGACGTTTTTTCGTGCTTCTTGTACACGGGCAATAGTTCTACAAATACAATTACCAATGGAATAGACCTATCTACTGAAGGTGGGTTGGTTTGGTGCAAAAGTAGAGCATCTGCTTATGATCATGCACTTTATGATACCGCTAGAGGTATAAACAAAGAGTTATATTCAAATACGACTGCTGCTCAGTATTCTGGAACTGGAACACTTACAGCGTTTAATTCAAACGGGTTTACTTTAGGCGCAAACGGATCAGCAAATTCTGATAGTTCTGTCTCCTGGACCTTCCGCAAAGCAAAGAAGTTCTTTGATGTAGTTACTTATACTGGTACAGGCAGCCCAAGAACAGTTAGTCATAATCTTGGTTCTGCTCCAGGGTGCATCATAGTCAAACGATATGATTCAACAGGTAGTTGGGCTGTTTGGCATCGCTCTGGT